TATACCATTATCTAATTCAAAATCAGGTGTGTATGTACGATAGCATAGGTCTTCCCATTCTATCTTTATCTTTTCATACTCCACCTTCTTTTGTTTAGACTTGAGAAACGCAGCAGTCTCTTTTTCAAGACCACTGCGATAAAGCCTACTTTGATGCTTTCTTTTCATCTGTCTTTTCTGACTCTTCCTTTCCTGCAATCTCTACAATACTAGCAGCCAACAAATTACAACGAGCTTGGAGAACTTTAGATAAATAATCCATACGTCCGATTTCTGATTGAGCTAGGGTTATTTCTTGATGCATAGACATCTGATCTTCATTAAAATCATCAGTGTAATAGTCTTTATCGTCGATAGTTAGTTTAGCCATTTTGATCTCCTATAAATACATAATCCACATCTTGTGGGTTCTTGGCTTTAGATGCCCTTGAGGGCTGAGTTTGTAGTGTCGGGTGACACTTATGCTTGAAGCTACAAAACTTACAAGCAGAAGGCAATACAATATTACCTGTAGGTTTACGATAAAACGTTTCTGGAACTGGCTCAAAGCAGCGCTCAAAAGGTTCATCATTATCAATGTAATCCACTAGACCTTGGATATCCTCTAGCACTGCCTCTTTGTCCACCTCAGAGGCGTCTACGTACTTGAACTCACCATTGGCCTTGTTGACTACCCACCAACCACCTACACCCTTCTCTGCTGCCGTGGCATAGCCTACTAGCTGGGCTACGTATCCAAAGCTATCACCACTTGCTAGTGCATCGAAAGATGCAAACTTATTCTGGTAAGACCAAGGTGATGCAGACTTAACATCGTCAATCTTACCGTCCATCTCCATATCATACTCACCCTTGATTTCCTGACCGTGAGGGAGCTTTAGTGTGACATTGGCATTATCTGTGAACTCAACACCAGAAGAACGCAGTAGACCCTTAAACACAGCCTCTACGATGTCACCTAAAATCATGTTCATCAAGAAGTGTGGTGGAAATGGTGTCCTGTCTTCTGGATCATTCTTCTCAAACCATAGCTGACATTTAGGCTTACCAATGTTTGACATACGCAGCTTAAACTCGCTTCGTGGACCAGAGTTAAACTGTTTATTCATAGCAGCCTCGACATCAGCGGCAACCTGTTTGGTCACCGCCTCTGTCATAGTAGCTTCGCCAGCCATAGCCTTCTGTAAGAAGTTGAAGACCTTTAGCTCTGCGGGGTGGTTCATTCTGCAACCTCGACGAAATCATTATTGATGATGTCGCTAACCACGGCTGCATCTGCATCAGAGATACCTGAATCACTACGCTCATTGTGAAGATCTAAAACCTTACCGTTCATGTATTCGATAAGCTCCACAAAGTTACTCAGCGTGTCGTTGTCGTGATCCGTGATATCAACCTTGTCACCCAAAGCTGCTTGGATCTTACCAAATTTAGCACCTGTAGGGATGCTATCTTCAATGCCAGTAAGCTTCACCAATGACATAATAGGCAGAAGGTTTTTAGACTTTAGCTTGTTTAGCTCCGTGTCGATACTCTTCAAGCTATCACGGTTCTTTACATCCATGACACATGGCACATCAGTAAAGTTACCAGATACAGCCTCACCCTTTTCGTTGATAGGGTTGTCTAAAGTAACTGTAGCAAAGAATATCTTCACACGCTTTACAGAGCGAATGATACTCTTTGTAGCTTCCGGTAGAGCATTAAAGTCTTCAATGTAACCAGAAGGCCTACCCAAGTTATAGCCACCTATGCTGTCTTTTAGATCTCCATTAAGAGAGTTAGACATGGCAGACTTTTCCATTTCTTGCGTATCACTATTCCAACGCTGCCATTGCTGGCGCTGGGCAAACACACGGACAGTGATCCCGTTGCTGTACACCTTCTCCTCACCACGAGTAAGGATAAATGCACCTACGGGTACTACCTCTGTCTTAATAGACTTACCGTTAAAATCTACCTCACCCATGATAGGCTGGTGTAGCATACCAATACGTGAAATGGATGGAGTAGCTGTTTGACTACCCGTACCTTGTGATACACCCATTAGTTCAGCCAATGACTGACCTTTATCAGATGCTACTGTTAGTTCTGTACTCATTTTATTACCTTTCATTAAAGTCAAGAGAACCTAGTTATACTCTATACATCCACTGTGTCAAGCCAGTTAGGCCCTATTTTTGCTTCTAATAACAGTGGTACATTCATCTTTATTCCATATACACTTTCTATCAGGTTATTCAAGTCCTTATTCATATCTTCTACCATATTTAATACACTTTCTTTTTCATCAGGGTGTACGTCTACCACTGTTGAATCATGTACGGTATTGACCAAGCAGGATTTCATACCTTTTAAACGTCTGTGCATTTCGTTCAGCACTACAGGAACCACATCACCTGTGGCAAACCCTTGTACTGGATAGTTCTTAATCATTGTGAAATGTGTTACACCTCCTCTTGAGTTACGTTTTACGTCTGGGAAAGCATACTGCCTACCTGATACGTTTGTTATCTTGTTGAAGCGCATAGCTTCATCAGCTAGGCTTTTGTGCCATGCAGCTACACCTTTGTACTTCTCATTGAAGTGTTCATAGTAAGCTCTCTCTGCCTGTGATCTACCGTAACCAGTAGCGCCAAAGAGTGGTGCAAATGTATGCTCCTTTGCCGCTTGCCTGCCTGTGGGTTGACCTGCATCAGTGATAACCTTTGCAGTGTAGGCGTGTACGTCAAAGCCTGTAGCAATCTCTTCCATAGCTACCTTGTCCTGTGACAAGAACGCAGCCGCTCTAAATTCAAGCTGGGCAAAATCCGCTTCCATAACGCTACCGCCTTCAAACCGTGAGATAAATACACGCTTAACAGGAAACGTACCACCTCTTGGCATATTCTGCATGTTAGGATTACGTCCACTGAACCTACCTGTAGCTGTTATGTGTTGGGTAAGAGAGACATGAAGGTATCCACTATCTCTAGTATACACAGATATCCCGTCAACAAAGCTAGAAAGATAGCTAGAGATAGCATTAAGCCTTTTAACGTCACCCAGAAAAGCTGCAGCATCATCCATGCGATTTGTTTTAGCTGTCGATATAAGGACATCCAGATTATCTTTACCTGTACTGAAACCATTATTGCTCACCCACTTCTTGCTTGGTGCAGTAAATCTTAAGCCTGCAACCTGATCCGTCTTCTCTAACTGGTAGCCTCTTGCGTCACAATCCTTACATTTGTTTGGTTTGGCATACCTTTTGCCATCCTTCCTTACTTTATAAGTTTTTCCTTCCCCTTGGCATGTAGGACAAGTAAATGCTTTAGTGCGATATATGATAGTACTGTTAGCTTTTACAGCAGCCTTAAACTCTTGTGGAGTATTAGTGAACTCAAATAGATCAGCCCATTCTTTCTTGTCATTTACTTTAGCGCTGAATACCACCTGAGATAGCTGCTCTGGTGAGTTTAAGTTGATAGGTGTGTCACCCATAAGATTCCGTACCTTGTGCTGCAGGCGTCCTTCTATGTCTGCCTTCTCTTGTTCAAAGTCTACCTTTACTCGTTGTAGCTCTTGAAGATCGACTCTGATTCCTGACATGTACATTTCTGTGAGGGTTTTACAGGTGGTGAAGGTAACGTCTCTGATTGTATGAAGGGTTGCGCTTTCAGGGGTTGCGTAGTCGGCTTCGATGGCTTTGTACAACTCACAAGTTGTGAGCAAATCAGCCCGAAGATAAAAGCAAAGCTTACTGAGATCAGTCTCATGTGTGTTTATTCCTTTCTTTAAACATTCTGTGAGGTAATCTTCTTTTTGTTCTGCAAGGCCTCTACGTTCAGCGCAGCCAGCCAAACTAAACACCATCTTCTGGCCCCTAGCAAGGATATACTCTGCCAACATAGTATCATATATATCACCGTCATATTTGAATCCGCTTTCCCATAACCACATAAGATCATGTGCTGCATTGTGCATGATTAGAAGCTCAGTCATATCTAGCACATCTTGTATTAGCTTACGGCCTGTACCTTTAGTGTCCTGATGCTCATTGTGATCCAGAGTGATAAGCATTTCATCCTTCCAGTTATCCACGTTAAGCATCCCTACTTGCACCAGTTGATTTGATGGCTCGTAGGGGTCACCTAACTTCTTACCATCACGCCATGTGATACTGTTCTCTACATCTAATACTAATCTCATGTCTTGTCTCCTATGCGGTATATAGCGATCTACCCCCGTCTAACTCACAGTGTATCACACCATGATACCCACCCTTAAGCTTATTCTTTGCAATGTTCAAGTGTCTTTGTGTGTCACCTTCTTCTGCACCTTCTACCATAGGGTTCTTTGATATCAAAACCATAAGATCTGCTTCTGCAGCCTTACCCGTCTTCGATCCTTCCATCATAGACTGATCCACAAATACCTTACCCTCTGCCACAGCAGATAGCTGAGACATCCAGATCACACAGCAATCGTATTGCTTTGCAATGTTACGGGCATAGATGGCTGCATCTTTAAGATATATGTCAGATTTATCACTGGTCTTGCTGGCAAACTTGTCACCCATATCTAAAACAAGTATGTCAGGCTTCTCATTCTTAACCAGAGCCTCAACCCACTGCATATCTTTGTTGGTACTGTCCTTGATGCGGATATTCTTACGTACAGGCTCATAGCGCTTACGTGCAAGAGATACATTCTCACGTACTTCATCCATTGTCATATTACATGCAGCACTCAGGTATCTTGCGCCTACACGTTCATAACTCTCTTCGTTACACAGCACTACACACTTGGCACCTTGTGATGCCCAGCCATCAGGCCCAGCTATAAGAGAGGCATGGAAAGAAGTTTTACCAGTGTTAGGGTGAGCG